ATATACACCAGTAAACATACAACAACGAGATCCAGTTAACATATCATTTAAAAGATACGATAACACAGGTTACATTTCAAAAATAATATAATAAATGGTTTATACTAATGTAAATAGTTCCTTTCCCAGTCAGGTGGTACCAGACGCAGAAAAGAATACTTTGGATTATGGTTTCCAAGTAGGTAGAGCTATTGAAAACGAATGGTTTAGAGGTGATCGTGGCTTAGGTGCTGGTGGTCGTTTTGGTAATAACTGGCAAGATTTTCATAGATTAAGGCTTTATGCTAGAGGAGAACAGTCTGTAGCTAAATATAAAGATGAATTATCAATAAATGGTGATTTGTCTTATTTAAACTTAGACTGGAAACCAGTTGCTGTATTATCTAAATTTGTAGATATTGTAGTAAATGGCATGACAGATAAAGGTTATGAAATAAAATCTTTCGCTAGTGATCCATTTGCTTTAAAGCAAAGAACTAGATATGTTTTCGACGCTATAAGAGACATGCAGAGTCGAGAACAAATAGAAAATTTAAACAAAGCTACGGGTCAAAATTTTTATTCAAGTGTAAATCCAGATGCTCTGCCTCAAAACGAAGAAGAGCTAGAGTTATACATGCAATTAAGCTACAAGCAGTCTATAGAAATAGCTGAAGAAGAATTAATTGAAAATGTATTTAACTACAATAAGTACGATGAAATAAAGAAAAGATTAGCTTATGATTTAGTTACTATAGGTATAAGCTGCGTTAAAACAGATTTTAATTTAGCTAACGGAGTAACTGTAGATTATGTAGATCCAGCTAATTTAGTTTATTCTTACACAGAAGACCCTAACTTTGAAGATGTGTATTATGTTGGAGAAGTTAAAAGTGTAAGCTTAGAAGAAGTTAAAAAACAATTTCCGTATTTAACTGACTCTGAGCTAGAAGAAATACAAAAATATCCTGGCGATTCTAATTATACTAGAAACTATTGGGGTCAAGATGATAGCTATAATAATGTCCAAGTTTTATACTTTGAATATAAAACTTATAATAATCAAGTATTTAAAATAAAAGAAACAGATCAAGGTTTAGAAAAAGCTTTAGAAAAGCCTGGTGATTTTAATCCACCAGCAAATGATAACTTTGAAAGAGTGCATAGAGCTATAGAGGTTTTATATAGCGGAGCTAAAATACTTGGGCATGAAAAGATGCTTAAGTGGGAGTTAGCTGAAAACATGACAAGACCTTACAGTGATCAGACTAAAGTTCAAATGAACTACGCTATATCTGCTCCTCGAATGTACAAGGGTAGAATAGAAAGTTTAGTAAGCAAGTGTATTGGGTTTGCAGACATGATACAACTTACTCATTTAAAAATACAACAAGTACTTGCCCGCATGGTACCAGATGGAGTGTTTGTAGACGTTGATGGTTTAGCAGAGGTTGACTTAGGCAACGGTACAAATTACAATCCGCAAGAAGCTTTAAACATGTACTTTCAAACTGGTAGTATTGTTGGTAGATCTAAGACTGTTGACGGTGATATAAATCCTGGCAAAGTTCCTATTCAAGAGCTACAAACCTCAAATGGTCAAGCTAAAATAGGTGCGCTAGTACAAACGTATCAATATTACTTACAAATGATACGAGATGTGACTGGTCTTAATGAAGCTAGAGATGGTAGTCAACCAGACAAAAATGCTTTAGTTGGTTTACAAAAACTAGCTGCGGCAGCATCAAACACGGCTACAAAGCACATACTACAGTCTTTAATGTATATAACGGTAAGAGCTGCAGAAAATATAAGCTTACGAGCAGCTGATATGTTAAACTTCCCATTAACTAAAAACGCATTAATGAACAGTATAAGTGTGTTTAACACAAACACGCTGTCACAAATAGAAAAATTAAACCTACATGAGTTTGGTATTTTCTTAGAGCTAGAACCAGATGAAGAAGAAAAAGCTCAGTTAGAGCAAAACATACAAGTTGCTCTACAAACTGGCGGTATAGATTTAGAAGATATTATTGATCTTAGAGAAATATCTAATTTAAAGCTCGCTAATCAAATGCTTAAAATAAAACGTAAGCAAAAGATAGAAAGAGATCAAGCTGCACAACAGCAGAATATACAAGCTCAAGCGCAAGCTAACTCGCAGACGGCAGAAAAAGCTGCTCTTGCAGAGCTCCAAAAACAACAAGCTTTAACAGAAAGCCAATTGCAATTAGAACAAGGTAAGTCTCAATTTGAAATACAACGTATGCAAACAGAGGCTGAAATTAAAAAACAATTAATGGCCGAAGAATTTAATTATAATATACAGCTTGCTGAAGCTAAAGCTAGAGTTGAAAGAGAAAAAGAGAAAGAAATAGAAAATCGTAAAGACGAGCGTGCTAGAATAATTGGAACGCAACAATCTGAAATGATATCTCAAAGACAAAACGACGAATTACCAAAAAACTTTGAGTCTGCTGGTAATGACTCGCTTGGAGGTTTTGGGCTTGAACAATTTGAGCCTCGATAAAAAATTTTTAATTATTTAATTATATTATATTATGTCAGAAGAAGTGAAACAAGAAGGTGAGTTTAAAGTTAAAAAACCTTCTAAACCTAAGAACTTAGGTAAAAAAGAAGATGTAACTAAAATAGAAATACCAAGCAGTCAAGGTGAGGTATATCAAGATGTTACAAAAGTAGAAATTAAAACTGAAGAAAATGCCGTTCAAGAGCAAAGCACAGATGCAAGCGATGATATTGTCGGACAATCCGAAGACAGTAGCGACAGCAAAGAAGTGGTTGAAGAAGTACGGGCCACCGATTCAAATGAAGAGTCCCCTATCTCTGTTATTGAAGAGGTATCGGAAGAAGAAATAAAACCTATTGAAGAGGTAAAAGAAGTTAAACAAGATGTTGTAGAACAAAAGTCTTTACCTGAAAATATTGAAAAGCTAGTTTCGTTTATGGAAGAAACTGGTGGTACAGTCGAAGATTATGTTCGATTGAATGCAGACTACACTAACGTAGATAATAATACTTTAGTAAGAGAATATTATAAACAAACACGACCGCATCTTGATCATGACGATGTTAGTCTTTTATTAGAAGACTTTAGTTACGATGAAGAGTTAGACGACGAAAAAGAAATACGCAAAAAGAAAATTGCGTTTAAAGAAGAAGTTGGAAAAGCCAAAAACTTTTTGGAAGACTTAAAAGGTAAATACTACGACGAGATCAAGTTGAGACCGGGCGTAACCCAAGAGCAACAAAAAGCTACAGACTTTTTCAATCGATACAATGAAGAGCAAAACGCCGTAAAGCAAATGCATAATGATTTTGTTGATCGTACTAACAACTTTTTGACTAATGATTTCAAAGGTTTTGATTTCACCGTTGGGGACAAAAAGTTTAGGTATGGTGTTAAAAATCCTAAGCAAGTGGCTGACGCTCAGTCCGATATTACTAATTTTATTGGGAAGTTCCTAGATAAAGAAAATAAGATATCGGATTTGTCAGGTTATCACAAAGCTTTGTACGCAGCTAGAAACGCTGATACTTTAGCTCAACATTTCTACGAACAAGGAAAAGCTGACGCTGTTAAAAACGTTATGGCTAAGTCAAAAAACATTTCGACTGAACCGCGTAAAACATCTGCTGGCGAAGTATTTGTAAATGGACTTAGAGTAAAAGCTATTAGTGGCGATGATTCTTCAAAACTTAAAGTTAAAAAAATAACAATTAAAAAATAATTAATCATGCCTGGAATTGATCCATTATTTGGGAGTATTGTCCCATCTCAAAAACAACAATTGCTAGACACTAACTACCTGTCATTTAATGGCGGTACTGGTGATGGCGATTCTGATACATTTGCTCAACAATATCTACCTGAGATTTACGAAAAAGAAATAGAGCGCTACGGAAACCGTACACTTTCTGGATTTTTACGTATGGTAGGAGCTGAAATGCCTATGACTTCTGACCAAGTAATTTGGTCTGAACAAAACCGTTTGCACATTGCTTACGACGGATGTACTAACACTGGGGGTACTAGTACTATTACTATTCCTATTGCCGCAGACGTTAAAAACGTAATTTCAGTAAACCAAACTGTAGTGCTACTAGATGCTGCTGGTAATGAGTTAAAAGCTGTAGTAATATCTTCTAACTTAACAACTGGAGATGTAGTTGTAGCTCCTTACACTGCTGCAGACACTTCTGGTCTTGGTGGAACTGTAAAAATGTTTGTATACGGCTCTGAGTATTCAAAAGGTTCATCTTTACCTAACAACACCTCAGCTACTACAACTGATGGCTTTGTAAGTGTAGACCCTTCGTTTACTCAGTTTTCTAACTCACCAATTATTATCCGAAGCAAATATGTTGTTTCTGGTTCTGACACTGCTCAGATTGGTTGGGTTGAAGTAGCTACTGAAGACGGAACTGGAGGGTATCTATGGTACTTAAAGGCTGAGTCTGAAACAAGACTACGTTTTGAAGATTACCTAGAAATGTCAGTAATTGAAGGTGAAAAAGCTGCAACTGGTTCTGCCGCTGCTGACCCTGCAAACGGCTTTAAAGGTACAGAAGGTCTGTTTGCTGCTATTCAAACTCGTGGTAACGAAGAAGTAGGTTTTAATGCTTCTGGTGATAAACTAGAAGAATTTGATGCTATTCTACGTAACCTAGACACGCAAGGAGCTATTGAAGAAAACATGCTTTTCTTGAATCGTGAAACTGCGCTAGGATTTGACGATATGCTAGCTGGAGTAGGCGCTCCACAAGGCGCTGGTTCAAACTACGGTGGTGGTAGTTCTTATGGTATCTTCGAAAATTCAGAAGATATGGCGTTGAATTTAGGATTCAATGGTTTCCGCAGAGGTTCTTACGACTTCTACAAAACTGACTGGAAATACCTAAACGATGCTTCTACAAGAGGTGCTATCAAAGCAGACGCTACAACTTATGGTGTAAGCGCTATTGACGGAGTATTAATCCCTGCAGGTACATCGACAGTGTATGACCAAATTCTTGGTACTAACATACGTCGCCCATTCTTACACGTACGATATAGAGCGTCACAAACTGACGATCGTCGTATGAAGTCTTGGTTGACTGGATCTGTTGGTGGTGCTTTCACAAGTGATCTTGATGCGATGGAAGTAAACTTCCTATCTGAAAGATGTTTGTGTGTGCAAGGCGCTAATAACTTTGTATTGTTTACTCACGTAGTTGCGTAATCATAAATTTTGTAGTAATTACCCTCGTTGTACTGACGAGGGTAGTTATTACTTTTAACTAATTTTATTATATTATATCATGACAAAAACAAAAGAAAAACCTAACGTTAAAAAAAGTTGGGAAATTAAAGATAGAACATATATGGTTGTTGGTAGATACAAACCTTTAACCATGAGAATACCTTCTAAGCATAGTAGGAAAGTACCTATGCTTTGGTATGATGAAGAAACAAATACGCAGCGTGAACTTAGATATGCTACAAATATGAACTCTTGCTTTAAAGACGAGCAAGAAGGTGAGGTTACTATGGGCACTATATTATTTAGAGACGGAGCGTTAGTTGTTCCTAAAAGAAATCAAGCGTTGCAAAAATTATTATCTTTGTATCACCCATTAAAAGATAAGAAATACAAAGAGTTTGACTCCACTGTAATAGCTGATAATGAATTAGATATTATGGAGTTGCAAATTGATGCATTAAACGCTGCTCGCGGTATGAACCTAGAACATCTAGAAGCTATAATGAGAGTTGAGGTTGGTAGTAAAGTAGGTGAGTTATCGTCTAAAGAATTAAAACGAGATGCACTTGTTTTTGCTAGACAAAATCCAGCTTTGTTTTTAGATCTAGCTAAAGATGAAAATGTTCAACTTAGAAACTTTGCAATACTAGCTACTGAGGCTAATATTATAAATTTATCTCAAGATCAAAGATCATTTTCATGGGCGTCTAATGGTAAAAAACTAATGAATGTACCATTTGATGAAAATCCATACTCTGCTATGGCAGCTTTCTTTAAGACAGATGAAGGCGTAGAAGTCTTCAAGTCTATCGAGAAAAAGCTAAAATAACATGTAACAATAGTATAGGGCTCGTTCACTCGGGCCCTTATACTTAAAAAAAATATAAATGGCAATAAACGTAGATACAGTATATAAAACCGTTTTGCTAATACTCAACAAAGAACAACGGGGTTATATAACTCCTGATGAGTTTAATAAAACAGCTACACAAGTTCAATTAGATATATTTGAACAATACTTCGATGATCTTAATCAACAGCTACGTGTGCCACAAGCCGACTATGATTATGCAGATCGGCAAATGAATATAGACGAAAAAATATCTTATTTTAAAGCGCAAGGTAATTGTTTGTATAACAGCACTAACGATTATTGGAACTTACCAGCAACAGCAATTGGTAACGTTGCTTTTAATGTAAAATATGATAATGAGCCACTTGGTAAAGATGAAGTTTATTTTTACAGGCTAGGTACTATAACATATATACCTTTAACTGGTTTTCCAGTAGAGCTGCAAAGACTACAACGCAGTGATTTTTACAATATAGATAAATCCCCTTTAACTAGACCTACGGAAGATTTTCCATGCTATTTATACGAAGGTAATAAGCTACTAATAAAACCTACAAGTATAGCAACAGGTTCTACTGTAGAGGCTTCAATGATACGTAAACCTTTAGATATAAATTGGGGTTTTCAAACAAACGGACCTGGCGGATCTTATATTTGGGACTCATCTACTTCTCAAAACTTTGAACTAGAACAGTCTGAGCAAGTTAATGTTATACTTAGAATATTACAATACTCTGGTATAGTTATACGTGATCCGCAAATTATACAAGCTGCGACAGCTGAAGTAGCACAAAACGAAGCAAACAAAAAAAGTTAATAGATGTCATTACTTACAGAAAACAATCGGCAGTATTACGAAGGCGCTCAAGGCTTTAGATCAGATGGCACAACCGTACAGTTTACAACTACGTTTGATACTGACTTAAAATTTTATGCGTCTAAGCCAGACGTAGAAGAGTATGCTTTAAATAACTTTAAAATATATACTAGTTCTAATGGTATACCAGGCACTTGGGTAGAATATAAAACTTTAAACTATAGAGTAACTGGTAATACAATAAACTTCTCTGCAACAGCTACTGCTGAATTTGAAGGTAATAATGTTAGTTACATTGATATTCCAGATGCTAATTTAAATGGCCCTGTTAATATAGGTGATTATATAAAAATCACAGGGGCTACATGGAGTGGTAATACTAATTACGCGGTTATAAATAGTATAACAGATGCTGGGCTCAACAATGTTAAAAAGTATAGTTGGGATTCTGCTTTGTATGGTGAGGCTACGTATAGCGATACTGCAGCTATAGAAATACTTCAACCTATAGTTTTTACTGCTGACAATTATATTGTAGTTCAATTAAAAACATTAGATGGTGGCAACTACGGTGTTAACACTGACCAGAAAGCTTTTGGTAATGTAGTTGAAGATAACTATGGCTCATACTCTTATACTACGTTAAATGACGTTATAAATAACTTTTTAGTTGCATATGTTGGTGCTGGTAAACTTATACCTAGCGTAAAAAGAACTGATGTAATGTTTCATGCTAAGCGAGCTATGCAAGAGTTTAGTTATGATACGCTTAAAAGTGTTAACTCTCAAGAGCTAACAATACCTCATAACTTAAGCGTAGTACTACCACAAGATTACGTTAACTATGTTAACTTATATTGGGTTGACAATCAAGGTGTTCAACATCCTATACTACCTACAAATAACTTAACTAGTAATCCATACACAATACCTTTGCAAGACTCTAAAGGTGTACCTACGCAAGATAACTTTGGTAACGATATCACAGGCACGTCTATTGTAGAGGATAGATGGCAAAACAATTACTTAGAAGGAAACTATCCTGACAACGGTTTAGCTGACAATCCAGAGAGAGGTTGGGAATACTATTACGGTTGGCCTGAGTTTGGTTATGGTCAATTGTTTGGCTTAGAACCTGAGTATGGAAATATAAATGGTTATTTTAACATAAACGAAAGAGAAGGTAAAATGTCTTTTTCAGCAAACTTAGTTAATAAGATTATTGTGTTTGAATATATATCAGACGGTCTTTCAACTAACCTAGAAACAAGAGTACCTAAGCTAGCAGAAGAAGCTATGTATGCTTATATCAGTCACGCTGTTATTGCTAGCAGAATAAATCAACCTGAGTACGTCGTGCAAAGGTTAAAACGAGAAGCAAGTACTAAACTTAGAAATGCTAAGATACGTTTGTCTAACTTGAAATTAAATCAAATAGTTCAAGTTATGAGAGGTAAATCCAAATGGTTAAAACACTAAAATTAAATGGCTGAAGTTAAAAATTCTTTCCTAAAATCTAAGATGAATAAAGACTTAGATTCTAGGCTTTTACCTAATGGAGAATATAGAGATGCTGTAAACGTTCAAGTTATTAAATCTGAAAGTGAAGACGTAGGTGCGTTAGAAAATATACAAGGTAACATTAATGTTGGTGATTTTTCTAGTTTTGTAGACGAAACTTTATTTTGTGTTGGTCATTTTGTAGATCAAACTAATAGTAAAGTTTATTTGTTTTTTACAACTAATCAACTAAACTCAGGAACTAAATATAATCCTGAGGCTAAAAACTATGTATTTAGATGGTCTGATAAAGACGGTATTGAGCTTCTTGTTGAGGGTGCTTTTTTAAATTTTCATCCTAAGTTTCCAATAATAGGTGTTAACTTACTAGAACAATTATTGTTTTTTACTGACAATAGAAATCAGCCAAGAAAAATAAACGTAGATCAAGAGTTAGGTTATTATACTACAGAAGATCAGATATCTGTAGCTAAATATAATCCTTACTTAGCTATAAATGTTTACAATAAATCTAGCCAACAAGTTACTATAACCACTCCAGTTCAAGTTACACAAAAAGCTGAAAACACAATAAACGTACATGTTAATAGCACGACTGATGTTTTACCAGGTTTTTGTTTATCTTCACCTCAGTACATACAAAACGAATTAGATCAAGTTGTAGTTGCTGATGTAGATTCTGCAGAAAATATAATCACTTTTAATAGACAAGTTACATTAGATGTTGGTAATCAACTTAATTTTTTCTACACTCAAACATCTATGTTTGATGCTGTATCTGAAACATTACCTGATGGTTCAACAAACCCTTTTTACGAATTTAATTTTCGAGGAGATCCTAATTTTTTAGAAGATAAATTTGCTAAATTTAGCTATAGATTTAGATTTGATGATGGTGAATATTCTATACTAGCTCCATTTACGCAAGCGTGTTTCATTCCGAAACAAGACGGTTATTTTTTAGAAGGAGATGAAAAACAAACTTTTTCTAGCACTGTAGTTGATTTTGCTAAAAATAAAGTAAACAAAATAACGCTTCAAATACCTTTACCAGATAGAGCAGACAATATAAAAAATTCTTATAAAATATCAGAATTAGATATTATTTATAAAGAATCAGACGCATTAGCTGTACAAGTTGTAGAAACTGTTAGTGTTAGAGATATAGCTGCGGCAGCTCAAGGCTCTAATTATTTTAGTTTTGATTATGTTTCTACTAAACCATACAAGACTTTACCTGAGTCTGAGTTAGTTAGAGTTTATGATAAAACACCAGTAAAAGCTTTTTCTCAAGAAGTTTCTTCTAATAGAATTATATATGGTAATTTTCAAGACAAACATACTCCGCCAACAGGCATCAACTACCAAGTTTCTGCAACAAGAAAGTTAGAAGCAAATGATGTTGGCTCTAGTTTAGGTACTGTAGAGTACCCATCTAGCAACGTAAAAGAAAATAGAAACTATCAAGTTGGTGTAGTTTTATCTGATAAGTTTGGTAGACAATCTACGGTTATACTATCAAATAACGAGTCTACAGCTACTACAGAAGGGTTTAAAGCTGACACAGTTTATTTACCTTATAGCAAAGAAGATTCTAACGACTCGGAGTTTATGTGGAATTTTTTAGGTAACTCTTTAAAAGTACAATTTAATAGCGCTATTGGTGGTAAATCTACACCAAGACAAGATGGTGAGCCAGGTTTGTATAACGGAAATGTTGACGATGTAGACTATAACCCTCTTGGTTGGTACAGTTACAAAATAGTTGTTAAGCAGGTAGAGCAAGACTATTACAATGTTTACTCTGCAGGCGCTATGAAAGATCTACCGTTTAATTATATTACATCGTTACCTCCCACAAGCGCTTCTCCTGTAGAAGAAAACACTTCTTTTATAACTCTTTTAAACGACAATATCAATAAAATACCTAGAGATTTATCTGAAGTTGGACCTCAAGATAAAACTTTTAGAAGTTCAGTGAAGCTTTATGGTAGGGTAATGAACACCGCTAACGAGTTTGTTGTAGATGGTAACGAGCAATTCTCTGAAGCTAACGACGGTTCTCCAGGTAGATCAGAGTTTACTACAAATAATATAGAAGATCTATTTGATTTGTTTGACGTTAGTCAATTTGAAGATGTTGTAGATCGAACTATTTTTGTAACAAATCCTGTTAGTCCTTTTTACTCTTTTTATAAAGCAGATTCTAATCCTTTTGTAGCAGAGTTTATTACATCGCAAAGCTCTGATTTTCAGTTTGGTATTAACAACCAAAAAATTACCACAACGGTTGGAACTGCTGATGTTGATATTGGAGGTACTGCTGACGCTAGTTTTGATTTAACAAACAACCAAGCTGGTTTAGAAATAAAACCCGGTCAATTAGTCACTGGTACTAATATATCTCCCGATACCTATGTAGTATTATATGACGGAACTAACAACGTTGTTACATTTAATAAAAGTCAAGGAACTATTGCTAGTGGAACTACTTTAACTTTTTCAAATGTTGGTTATTTAAAAATAGAAAATTTAGCGGTTTTAGAAACAGCACCCACTGTATCTAAACTTGATATATTTTGGGAAACTACTTCATCAGGTTTAATAGAAGATTTAAACATAGCTATAGATCAAGGTGTTAGCGGTCCTGCTGGTATTAGAAACTTTGATTTCTTTTGCCCAGAAAGCGTAACGCCTGGTGATAGTTTAATTAAAGGTGATGATTTTTATTTTGTTGATGAAAATGGAGACAAGCTTGCTGTTGGTAATGTAGACCTAACAGTCTTTGATGGTAACGGTAAAGAGTTAACTGGATCAGATCTTAAGATTGAATTAAAACAACAAGGGGGTACGTCATTTGATCTTATTGTAAAAGATGAAAGTTATTTTTATTTTGAACCTTCAGCAAACGATAATATAAATCCAGTGAATCAATTTCAATTTAGTTTTACGGTTGAAACTATTGGTCCTGTTTTTACTACAATAGTACCTGTAGAAACTGATGAGTTTCCTTTTCAAATTACTAATGTAGAACCTTATTTGGAATTTAGCACAGAAGAAGCTAAAATAGCTAGACATTATAAAGCAACTACTTTGTTACGACTTTATGAAAATTTTAACGGCTCTGCTGACCCAGAAAGAAATAGAGAAGGTTTAACTTATCAAATAAGCAATATTAGAGGCCCAAGCGCCCAAGGCTATAACACTGAATTTAGAATAACAACTGTTGCCGCTAAACCTATAAATTCAAGAGCTGAAGTTTTACAAGCTAGCAAAATGATAAATAGAGGAAATGCTGGAGGCAGAGTAGAATTAGCATCAGATGCTCAGCCTAACTTTGGTACTTATATGTATGATATAACTGTTACTGACACAAACGGAACTGGTTTATCTAGAACATATAAAGATATTGTTCAAAACATATGTGTACCTTCGCTTGTTGACTACATGTGTAACATTAGTAGATCAAACAATACTGCAGTAGGTTTACCTATAACAAGTGTTGACTCAAGTTTAATACAAGGTGATGGATCAGTAGAGTTTTTTGTAGAAGATTTAGATAATTTAGATAGCTATAATGTTATACCAGAATCTAATCAAGTAGGTTACACTATTGCTAATTTAAATAACGAAACAAATGTTACCGTTGAAGGTAAAGTTTGTCCAGAAGAAGACTCTGAAAACGACGCCGTTTATTACGCTAGAGCGTTTAAGTCTAAACCAGTAGAAAACCCATCAAGTATGTTTTATGTTTTATGCCAACTTAACCAAGCTATGACAGGAGGTCAAAGTGGTGGCGCAGAATTACGAACAGAAGCTGGTATGTATGCAGCTATAGAATACAGAGAAAACGAAAACCAACCCTGGTCTATAGCGAAAGACGTTAATGATGATAATTGCGTTTACGGTAACTTATATGAAAACGATGTAGATTCAGGCGGTAACGTTAAATTAAAAGGTATGACAGCTGAAGATCCATCATCTAATATATTAACCAATCGATTAAGAATGATTAATATGTCTGGGTCTACTAGTGTTGGAAAAACAAACACAGCAGGCCCTGAAGAAGCTTTTACGTACGCGGCTATGCTGCCTGGTCCAGGAGGTAGAATTTTTGTTTTAAACGAACCCGGAGAGTACAGGGTAGCTTTTGGAAACTTATACAATAACTACAATGCGTTTACGTTTTCTGGCGCTAAATGTGGTCAAAGTCCTGATCCTTCTACAAGTTTTAATTATGAAATAGGAGATTTTACAAACGCTTCTTACGGAAGTATATTAAAAGGAATGGCTAACACAAACGTATACCAATATCAAACTAGCATAATAGGTGTAAGCAACAGTGAGCCTACATGTGATTTGGCAATGTTTGCTCCAGGATTAACTTTATATTCCGCTTCTCCAGCTGCTAGATATTTATTTACGCCAAATAAAACTCAAGCAGAATCAAGTGAAATATCAGGTCAGTTAAGTGATTTTGATGAAATATTTGGTTTGTTTGCAGATCCTGAATTATTGATTCCTTTTCAAAAAACTCAAGAATATGAAAATATAATAGATAGAATTACAAATAATAGCATGAAAGGTTTTGCTAGAATAAGAAGAGTGGATCGTTATAACGAAGCGTCAGGTATTAATATAAACAACCCAGAACAAACTAGAGACGGATCTTATCTACTAGTTATAGCACCTCAAATATACAAACAATATGATCACGGTATGATTATAAATGGACCCTGCTTTGACTCACTTGATGCTGTTAGTACTGATAGTAGTGATATAACTAATAGCGACGTGAAAAATTTTAAAAAGTAAAAAATGCCTGCAGTAGTAGAAGTTAAATTTTATAATTCGTTTTTACTTAGAAAAACAGTTACAGACACAAATGGATCTGCTCCAAACAAAGTAGTTTGGAATGGATCTACAGGTGTAGCGCCTGGTACGGCTGGAGCTTTTCCTATATACACAACAACAACAAACGACAAAGTTAAGGCTGATAAGTCTTGGGTTATAGAGGAATCTCGTATAGAAGGTGGTTATAATGAAACTGAAATGTTATACGGCGTTAAAGCTTATTTAGTAGATGATGAACCTAACGCTAGTTTTAGAATTTCAGCTCTTATTTATTCTGGCGTATTCAACTCTAGAACAGGTGTTAATGATACTAACGTGTTTAGTGTAGGTGAAGACATAACCAAAGCTCTTGATCCTGCTCTTGGTAGTATACAAAAATTATATGCTGAAGATACTAACTTAATTATATTCCAAGAAAATAAAGTTAATAGAGCGCTTATAGATAAAGATGCTATATATTCAGCCGAAGGTGATGCTACAGCTGTAAGTCAACTAAGATTAGTTATAGGTCAAATTGTACCTTACGCTGGTAATTTTGGTATAAGTAAAGACCCTAAAAGCTTTGCTGTATATGGTTATAGAAAATACTTTGCAGACAAAGATAGAAATGCTATATTAAGACTTTCTCAAGACGGTATTACAGAGATATCTAACTATGGTATGATTGATTACTTTAGAGATGAACTAAACAATATAAGCTCAGATGTTAACACTAAAGGTGAAATTATAGGTGGCTGGGATATATATACAAAGCAATATGTTCTTAGCTTACAAGGTACTAATGTAACGCCTACTCAAGAAGGCGGTGACGGCGATGATGCTAACGACGATACATATCAAACACTTTCTTTTGATGAACAAGTTTTAGGTTGGACTGGTAGATATACTTACAAACCAGAACAAATTTTTAGTATTAAAAGTAAGTTTTATACTGTAAAAAGCGGTACTATATGGGAGCATAATGCTGAGCAACCTGGTGAATCTAACAGATCTAAATTTTACGGTCTTTATTCTCCCTCTAAAATAACATTTATATTCAACCCAAACGTAAGCGCTTCTAAAGTTTTTAAAACAATAAATTATGAAGGCTCAACCGGCTGGGAAGTATCTAGTTTTAAAGGCGCCCGGTCTTTTGAAGTAAATGATACAGCTTTACCTATTACAAGCTATGATGAAGGTCAATATGTAATAGATCCTAGACAGCTTGTTAACGGAGCAACTAACCCTAACTACAACAAAGCTATATTGCAAGCTAGTTATGAAGATGTTTTTGGAGTTGAAAACCCTCCTTACCCTAGAGTTTATTCTGGTTTTTATAAAAAAGAAGGTAAGTATGTAGCTAACTTAATAAACGATAGCAGTCCAACTACAGCTGAGGTTGTTTTTGGTGGCAGTATGTCAGGGGTAAAAGGTTATTATTCTACTGTAACTATAGAAACAGACGACCTAACACAAGTGGTTGGTCAAGGTGGAGTTGCTAGAGAATTATTTGCTGCATCATCTGAATACGTGGAATCAAGTTATTAAATCAAATGGAATTAAATATACGTAGACTTACAGAAAACGACTGGGACACATTATGCTCGTGGTGGGACGCGTGGCCTGAGTGGGTCAACCCACCTAAAGATTTTTTACCTGATAACGGTACTGGTGGTCTTATTGTAGAAAAAGACGTGCCTATCGCTGCAGGTTTCATATATTATACTAATTCTAAGGGAGCTTTATTTGAATGGGTTGTATCTAATCCAGATTACAGAGAAGCTGACAGAAAAGACGCTATAGAGCTTTTAATAAAATCAGCTGAAGAAGTTTGTAAAGCTAATGGGGTTGAGTATATGTTTACTATAGGTAGATCAAAACCTTTAATTAGCATGCATGAAAAATTAGGGTGGACAGTAGATAAAAATCCATCACATGAAGTAACTAAAAAGATTAATTAATATGGGAGCAATAACAGCATTAGCCGTAGGAGCGATTGGCGCTAAAGTTATAGGTGGAGCCGTGGCAGCTAACCAAGCTGACAAAGCCGCTGATAGAGCTAAAAACGCGGCTGAAAGGGCTCAAGCAGAAATAGATAGTTTAAAAGCCAGTAGAGGTGACGTTATAAATCCTTATGAAGGCGTAACTGATTTATCGGCTATGGCTAAAGATTTAAGTTCGCAAATGAGTAATCCGTTTGCTCAGTTAGGCGTAGCAACTCAAGCAGCTGAAATGCAAGCCGAACAAGCTGATATCGCTTTAGCAAACACACTAGACACGCTTAGAGCGACTGGTGCTAGTGCTGGTGGTGCAACTGCCCTTGCTCAAGCGGCTTTACAAAGTAAAAAAGGTATTGCATCTAGTATTGAAGCTCAAGAAGCTAGCAACGAAAAAGCTAGAGCGCAAGGTGAAGCAAACCTACAACAACAAAGAATTGCAGAACAACAAAGAGTACAAAATGTAGCCATGTCTGAAGGTAGAAGAGTACAGGCTGCTGAGGCAGAAGGTAAAGCATTTGTTTTTGCTAACGAAGAAAATCGTATTAACGCTGATTTAGATAGAGCATCCGGTCAACAAGATCAAGCAAGAGCTCAACAAGCTTCTTCAAATCAAGCTAAAGCAGCTGCTTGGGGTGGGGTTGCTAGTGGTGTTGGCGATGTGCTTGGAGGTTTAGCCACGGGGGGTGCTTAAAAAAAAATAATTATGAGTTATAGAAATCCACAAGTAATATTAGATCGCTCTGCAGACATGTATATTAAATCTTTTCAAGAAAGCTCAGATGCTTTTTCAAATATATTTAAAGAAGTTCAAGAGGCTAAACAAAAACAAATAGCTTTAGTAGAAAAACAAAGGCAAGCTAAACAGCTTTATAAAAACAAAGCTACGCTACAACATCTTAAAGACTTAAACGAAACATCTTCTAGTATAACGGATCCAGACTTTTTGCAGCAATTTAAACAAACTGCTATAGGTTTGTTAGAAACCGGTGAGCCATATATACACGATGGGGTTGAGTATAGTATAGGTGCTATTGACGCTCAAACAGAACTAGCTCTTAATCCTGAACTAACAAGCGCTGAGCGTATAGCTTATTCTAATATAGTTAACAATGCACAGACATATCAGACAACCACATTAAATCAAACAGGTAAAATAATTAGCGGGTTAACACCTTTAAAAGAGCAAAAGGCTTTTGATATAGGTAACTTTGATGGCACTAATGGGTTTGATATACTTGGTGAGGGTAAAGAAGAGTATCAAAACTTAGTTGTAGCTGAATCATTGTTAAACAGAAACGCGTCTAGTGGCATTCATAAAAAGCTAGAAAGGGTTAGACAAGATGATGGTAGCTATAAAAATATTATGAATGTGTCTGTTCAGATGGACACAAATAGTGATGTATGGGCATCTTTAAAAGAAGCTTATGATTTAGAAGATTCAGATGCTAATTTTATTTGGTCTAGAGATGTAGACAAATGGGCTAATGGCAATGGTTTAATTACTAAATTACCTGAATTAATTGACACCAACGATGCGCTGCGTACATCTGGTTTTCTTAACGATCAAGACACGCCAACAGGTAAAGGCTTTAATTCTAATTCTATAATATCAATAAACCCTCAAGGTGATGACGAAATAGTTACCACAGAAAGACACTTTAACGTAGAAATGCTTACGGAAGACATTACGTACAAGTCTATGTTAGATAGTAAAGCTAAAGGTTTATTGCAAATGCCTTTAGACGAACAGCTTAAGTATATAAAATATAATTTAGGTAAATCTTTTGCTAAAGAAGATTGGATAGGCAAAGGTGAAACTAGCCAAATACAATTTATAAAAGACAGTCTTGAGCATAACGACTTAATAAGAATGTTTGGTAACAAACAGGTTGAAACTAGAACAGCTACAGAACAGGACGTTGCTAGATACAAAGAAGAGTTTCCAGAGTACGAAGAACAAAATCCTTTAATTGCTGGTGAAAGTAAAATTTACTATACTAAAACAAAAGAAGAGCGCCGTAGAAAACAAAGACCTGAGGACGATAAAAAACCTACTGAAGGTGAAATAAGAAGAGCAGATTATCAAAAAACACTAAAAGACTTAGACGAAAGAATAGATGTTGCTGATCTTACAGACTTACAAAGTACTCTTAGAATAGCTAGAAATCTAGGTATAGAAGGTCTTGATGAATACGGTACAGACGATGAGCTAGAAAGCATAGAAGTAGGCGGACTTGAAATATATCCTTATATGGATCCAGCTCAGAAAAAGAAAATACTAATGCAAGCCATGGGTATAAAAGATACCGATGCTAATAAAGTTGTTAGTTCTGCCGCTAATCAATTTTTTCCATACGTTAGAAAATAAAATTAATTAAATATGTTTACATTTAAAGTTGGTGAAACTATTTACGATCTTCCAGAAGATAAAGTAAAAGAGTTTAAAGATACTTTTCCTGACGCTGTAGAAGTTGTAGAAGAAGAAGAGGGAAAGACAAACGGTGTTGCGGACAAGGGTGCAACTGTAACACCGACAACCGGGCAAGCACCCGAGACTACGGAATCAGACTCGGTAGATACTTCTTCGGAATCACCAGATCCATTTGATCCATCTAAAAACCCTAGCTGGGCACAAGAAGATATTGTAATAGATCTAGGTGGAGTAAATGACGTTAGAGAAATAGATAATCGTATAGCTAGTATTGCAGGAACTGATGGTAAAATAACTCCATTAGATTCACCTAAACGTATTTTTCAATACAACGAACTAACAAAACGTCGTAATCAAATATTACAGGAAGGCATTTCTTCGGCTGATGATTTACTAGAGTTTGATGACGAAGCTTTTAATCCTGACGTCCCTGTTCCTGAGTCTAGAAGTTACGTTAAAGATGGTGCAGCTTACTTAGCACCTGTACCATTTATTGTAGATGGTGAACTAGTAGGCACGAGAGCTGAAGGAGTACCTCTAGACGAGGTAACTGTTATTGGTAAAAAACTAACTAAAGAAGAATTATCAGAAAAATATAATAGCTTTGAAAAAAATATATCTAATGATATAGTCAATTTTTTTGCTAATGATATAACTAGAAACCTAGCCAACGTTGCTACACTAGGTACTGCATCAGAAGGTCTTGATGCTATACAAAAACTAAGTGAAGGTCAGCAAGATAGAAGAGAACAATACAATAGACTTTACGCAGACAATAAAATAGATATAGATTTTACTAGATCTTTATACAACACGATGAGTAATAGCTTAACAACTATTGCAAACATTGACGATCAGTTTGAATATCTTTGGCATTTTCTTGGAACTCAAAATGTTTCGCCAGAGTTACAAAAGAAAAACTTAAAAAAGCTAGAACAAGCTAGATTGAATTTAAATAAAAAAGATTCTTACTATTTACCAACACAAAGGTTTGATAGGTTAAAAGAAAAAGATGGGGTTTTTCAATATGCTTTAGGAGGATTAGCTGGGGTTATTGATGGCGCAATGGCTGTTGCTACAACAGGAGCTCAACAACCTCCAGGATTATTTATAAATTTATTTGCTAACGCTCTTAATGAAAGCATAGATATACAGGCAGAAAAACAAGGTTTAACACCAGGTGAGCTTGTAGAATCTGGTAATTTTACAATGACACCAGCTATAGTTTCTACAGCTTTAGAATTAGGATCAGAGTGGACTAGGTTTGAAGTAATTACTAAATACTTTAACAGATTGCCAATGGCTGCGCAGCAAAAATACGCGGCTACGGCAATGGTAATGGGTAAAAACGGATTCCAAGAAATGCTCCAATATAGTACTCAGCAATTTAACCAGTACGCTTCTCAAGGTATGAACTATAGAGATTCTGTTATAAAAGCAACTGGTGATTTTTTTACGCCTGAAGCTTTTGAGTCTGGTTTAAAAGGCGCTTTTGGTTCTGGTAGTGTGATATTGACTGGTGATTATCTTAAAGCTAGTAACGCTATAAAGACACCACAAGAGCACAAAAGAATACAAGGTTTACTGTCAGAACTGCATCAGTTAGACAAAGCTAAATATTCTAAAAACATAACAGCAGCTCAACTTAAAGCAATTAATACTGCACAAGTAGAGATTAGAGAGAAACTAACTGCAGCTGTAGATGCTAATGATGATTTGATGGGTACGCTTTCAGATCAACAAATAGAAATAGTAAATCAAAACTATGATATACTAACATCGGTAAACGCAGAGATCGATGCCACTAAAGCAGCTGACAATTTAACTGACGATCAGAAAGCTAGTATAATAGATGGTTTAGAGACAGCGCAAGAGCAAGCTGCACAAGAAATATTTAACATAAGAAATACAGCTGAAGAGTTTTATGGCAAACTAGCAAAAGTTAAAAAAGAAACAGAAGATGTTGATCAATTAGATTTTGAAGTATTTGATAATACTTCAGAAGTAGAAAACTTTTTAATTAAACAAGATAACCCTAACGTAGACGTTAAAGAGTCTGCTGGTCAACAAGGGTTTTTTATACCTGGTGTAGATGGTAAACCAAACACTATAGTTATAAATAAAGAAGTTGCTTTAAATGAGCAAGCTGTAAACGTTGCTGCGCATGAGTTTTTACATTATATATTGTATGAAACTTTAAAGAATAATCCAGTAGCATCTATAAATTTAGGTAACGCTTTATTAGACGAGTTAAATAAAATTGATGTCGATCAAATAAAAGACAGCAAGTTTAAACAACGCATGGAGTTATATAAAGATGACAAAATAGAAGTGCAAATGGAAGAAGCGCTTACGTTGTTTTCAGATGCGTTAGCTACAGGTGATATTAAATTTGATGAAGGTATATACACCAAGATAGGTGATAAAGTTCGTAGAGCTTTACAGAAAAACTTTGGTGTTAAAGTAAAGTTTAACAAAGGTAGAGACGTATATAACTTTATTAAAGATTATAACAATAGTTTAGAAAAAGGTGGTATTACTACAGCTCAGCAAGCCGTAGCTGAAGAGGGTGCAGAAGGTGAATTAATACCACAAGCGGAGCAACAAGCCGACGAGCAAATAATTAAAGAGTCAAGATCTGAAGAGGCTTCACAGCGTGTTCAAGAAATATATGATCAGCAAGGTGTAGCTGGAGCGTTTGAAATAATAGAACAGTTTAAACCTATCACTAGCAAAATAGTTGAGCGCAGATCTGAAGCACCAGGGTTTGATAGACAGTTGCTTACTGATGAAATAGAAACAGGGCAGCGTGGTATAATAGATTTAATTAGTGAATATGATCCTGATTCAGGTGTACCGCTAGCAGCTTACATAAATAAGTTTTTACCAGCTAGAGCTATTGAAGCATCTAATAGAGTTTTAGGTGAAGAGTTTACAGAGGACGTTACAGAGGCTAGAGGCGTTATAGCAGAGGAAACAGATGTTGAAGTTACTGAAAAACCTAAAGGCCCAAGAAAACCTACCGAAACAACTATATTTAGCGATACAGTATTAAGTAATTTAGGTGTAGAAAATAAAGCTGAAGCTGAAAAACAAATATCAGATGCTACTAACAAAGCGTTTGAGGGTCAAGACATTACAAGATTTGGTCAAACTAAAAACGTACCAGTTGCTGTCGCAGAGATATACGGTAAGATGTTTGGTGTAAATCCAGAAACTATATATGACAAGAAACGTAACTACTCTAAAAAAGATGCTGAAGGTTTAACTCGTATAAAGCAATACTTAATAGACAATGCTGCTAGTGATTTTGCTAGATTACCAAAAACTAAAGATGACTTTGGTAAAGCTACGTTTATACCTAATAATGTAATGAACGCTTTATATACAGATGGTGAGTTAACAGGTACATTAAAAAATTACTTAGATCTTATTAGACAAATAGCCGTTAAACCTATTTATAGAGATCAAACTAGTCAAACTATACGAGGGTTTTTAAACACTAGCATCAGAAACCGTATGGTTGAAGATCTTATACCTATCAAACCTGAAAGAGCTAGAGCTGGTGCTAAATTTAGTAAAGCAAAAGCTAAACCTAAAAAAGGTATTAATGCTGAAATAGAAACTATAGTTGGTGGACGTCTTCCGTTTACGCCTGAAGGTAATAAACAGTTTAAAGATTTTTTAACAGTAGAATTACCTAAGTATTTAGGTAGAGATGTTACAAAAATTATAAAACCTGGTGATGTAGCTGGCGCTGGCAATTCCGCTGTTGGCAGTAGAAAAACTAGTGGCGCTATAGGTAGAGGTTTTAGATTTATAGGAAACAGACAAAGAACTCAAAGGTTTATACCAGAAACAGACCAAGCATTAGAAGCAAACGAGGTTATGGATCTCGAGTTTGTTCGTAAAGAAATTGATCAAGCAGTTCAGTTGTTGTCGCTTGAGCAAGTTAAAGATGTAGCCGCTGCAACTTCTAGTCAGACTAGGGCTAGCATGGGTAAAAACGAAGCAAGGAAAGACTCTATAAAACGTGGTAGACGTTTAATACTAGAAGCTTTATTTAAAGCGGTTCAAGCTGATCCTAAAAATATTATACCAGTACGTGAACTTTTGTACAATCAGAATGCTAATACTAGTTTTGGTAGAAAGTTTGCTACAGTAACGTCTATAGAAACAAACTTAAAACCAAAAGAAAACACTTGGGAAGAACATGTTTACCAGTTTGGTAATTGGGCTAAACGAACTTTACAAGCGTTTAAAACAGGCGATCCTAATATAGTAAACAATTGGTTGCAATGGGCTGATAATAATTATTATCAAGAAGTTACAGGTAAACCTACACAAGGTGTTGTTGATGGTGTATATGAAGGTTGGAAAGCTAAAGCGCAAGAGCATCCGTATTTAAAGCAGGCGCTAGATAAAGCATTTAAAACAGGTGATTTTAGTAAAGTACCTTCTTCAGATATAAGAAAGTATAATGAGTTTTTTACTTTAAACCCTAACATTAGAACTAGAGATGGTATAACTGATGCTAAAAGATATAATGTAGAAGTACCTGCTAGTTTACAAAATAATAAAGCTGTAGTTAATGAGCAAGGTAAGCTTATATATCAGCAACTAATAGGTTACATTACGCCGCAACAAGCTAAACAACAACTACAAGAGTTTTCCAAGTTAGCTCCTAGTATATTAAAGGCATCTAAATCAAACAATAAAAAACTACCGCCTGGTGTTAGATTAGAAGACCCAGGTACATTTGATCAGTTTGGCATGGTTGACGTTGTCACTAAACAAATGTTTCCTGCAATAGCAGACTTAGATATAGTTAAGGCAGGTAGACTAACAGCATACGAAGCTCTTGATCCTGACCAGCAGTTTGAAGTTATGGCTCAAGTTCCTGGTAGTCCAGTGCAAGAAGCTATAGCTGTTATGTCTATATCAGATCAAGCAATTAGATTTTCACGTAACGCTGACGCGCCCAACAAAGGTATAAGCGTATGGGACTTTGACGACACGCTTGCTACAACTAAATCTAATGTACTATACACTATGCCAGACGGGACTGAAGGTGTTTTAAACGCAGAGCAGTTTGCTAAACAAGGTGAAGATCTGTTAGATCAAGGTGCTGAGTTTGATTTTAGTGAGTTTGAAAAAGTTACTAAAGGGGCTAAAGGTCCTATGTTTGAAAAGGCCGTAGCTCGTAATAGAAAGTTTGGTAACAATAATGTATTTATTCTTACGGCTAGAACACAGGCAGCTGCAGAACCTATACATCAGTTTTTAAAAGCAATAGGTCTAGATATACCACTTGGGAATATTGTAGGATTAGGTAACAGTACACCTGAAGCTAAAGCACGTTGGGTTGTAGGTAAAGCTGCAGAGGGTTATAATGATTTTTATTTTGCAGATGATGCTTATAAAAATGTTAAAGCAGTGCAAGACGCTCTTAATGTATTAGATGTTAAATCAAAAGTAAGACAGGCATATGTTAAACACAGTAAGTCAGAAGCTTTAGATAAAGGTTTTAACGATATACTAGAACAAACAACTGGCATTGCATCGGAAAAAGAATACAAGAAAGTAAAAGCAGAGGTAGCTGGAGCGTCACTTGGTAGAGTGTTTAGAGGTATACCATACTCAGCTCAAGACTTTGTAGGTTTGTTATATGAAACACTAAGCAAAGGTAAACTTGGTGATTCACAAATGGCTTGGTACAAGAAACATTTAATAGATCCTTATGCTAGAGCTGTTAATGATATTGATAATGCTAGACTTAGCGTTATGCAGGACTACAGAGCTTTGAAAAAACAATTAGGCTTTGTACCTAAAAACCTACGTAAGAAAATACCTGGTGAACCATACAGCCGCGAGCAAGCTGTGCGTGTTTATATTTGGAACAAACTAGGTTATGATGTTCCTGGTATTAGCAAGCAAGATCTAAAAGATTTAAGTGAGCACGTTGCTGACAACGCTGATCTTCAAGTGTTTGCTGATCAAGTAATTGCTATACAAAAAGGTGAATACACTAAACCTAGAGAAGGTTGGCCAGCTGGTACGATAACAACTGACATACAGGAAAGTATAAATACAGGTGTTAGAGCTAAGTATTTAACTCAATGGCAAAACAATGTTGATGTTATATTCTCTGAAAAAAATATGAATAAGCTACAAGCCGCGTACGGTAAAAAATACCGTGTAGCTATAGAGAATATGTTAGATCGTATGAAGACTGGTCGTAACAGAAGATTCTCTGATGACAGTTTAACAGGTAGATTTACAGATTGGTTGCAAGGTAGTATTGGTGCTATCATGTTCTTTAACTCTAGGTCAGCGTTGCTACAAACAATATCTTCTGTAAACTTTTTAAACTTCACAGACAATAACCCGCTTGCTGCTGCTAAAGCTTTTGCAAATCAAAAACAATACTGGTCAGACTTTGCTACATTAATAAACTCTGACTTCTTGAAAGCTAGAAGATCTGGATTACGTATGAATGTAAACGAAGCAGACATTGCCGACATGGCTAAGAAAGGTGGACCAAGAGCTGTAATAAGTAAATTATTACAATTAGGTTTTGCACCTACACAAATTGCTGATAGTTTTGCTATTGCTTCGGGCGGTGCTACGTTTTATAGAAACAGGATAAAATCTCTAATGAAACAAGGAATGTCTCAATCTGAAGCTGAGACTCAAGCGTTTGATGATTTTAGAGAGAACGCTGAAGAGTCGCAGCAGTCTGCTAGACCAGACCGCATATCAATGCAACAAGCAGGTCCGCTAGGTAGATTAATATTAGCTTTCCAAAACACACCGTCACAGTATGCTAGAATAATAGACAAGTCAGTACGTGATCTTAAAAACAATAGAGGTGATAGGAAAACAAATATAAGTAAAATAGTTTATTACTCTACTGTACAGAACTTATTGTTTAACGCGTTACAACAAGCATTGTTTGCTTTTGCTTTTGATGATGAAGAACCAGAAGATGAAGAGAAAAAAGATAAGTATATTAGTATAGCTAATGGCATGGCTGACTCTCTATTAAGAGGCACAGGAGTGGCTGGTGGTGTCATGTCGGTAACTAAAAATGCTATAATGCGTATAGTTAAAGAGTCACAAAAAGATAATCCTAACTATGAAAAGGTTGGTGCTGACTTGCAAAGAATAGCCCCACCTATATCTTCTAAATTATCTAAAATAAATCAAGCTGCAAGATCATTTAAGTGGGATAAAGACGAAATGATTAACGGTGGCTGGGGATTAGACAATCCAGCTTATTTGGCTGTTGGTAATGTAGTATCAGCTACAACTAACATACCTATAGACAGAGGTGTTAAGAAAATAAACAACCTTATGAAAGCGTCTGATAGTGAGCTTGAAACATGGGAAAGATTAGCGTTACTTGGTGGTTGGCAAGACTGGGAAATAGGTATTGATGAAGAAAAAAAGAAACCACAGAAAAGAAAAGTTAAAAAGCGTAAAGTAAAAAAACGAAAAGTAAAAAAATAGTCAAATGGATTTACAACAACTAAAACTATATGCAATCAACGGATCAACGTTAGGCGTAACAACTTTTACAAATATAGAAATGGGGTTAAAAATATTTTTATTGATTGTAACTATTGGTTATACGATTAGTAAATGGATAGATCTTAAAAAACAAAGTCATGGGAAAAATTAGTGGACCCTGCAAAGCTGCAGCAAAAAAGAAATTTGAAGTATGGCCTAGCGCTTACGCCTCTGGTTGGGGAGTAAGATGTACTAAGGCTGGTGGACCTAGTAAGATGGGTAAAAAGAAAAAGAAATGAGTAATAAAAGTCCATTAGCTCATTGTTGGGCTACAGCACTACACGGAGACGAGGCGAATAAAATGAGGCAGCGCGTTGCTAACTATGGTGTTGGCACTGGTAACAAAGTTGCTTTAAAAAAAGCTGAAGAACTTAGAACATCTCCACTTGAAAAAAAGAGCAAAGTAAAAGGTGGTGGTACTAGTAAGGTATGTTTACCTGCTGCTAAAGTAAAGTCAATGAGCGCGTCTGAAAAGAAAAAAGTAGTTGCAGCTAAACGCAATGCAGCTGCAAAAGGTAAATATAAAAGATCTAGCAAGTCAAACGTAAAAGGTGCTCGTAAAAAAGGAGCAACGTTGCGTGACTGGTTTGAAAAAGAAAATTGGATTAACGTAGCAACAGGAGAACCCTGTGGAAAATAGTTATGAAGTATTTTGAATATGAAGAGTTTGATTCGCCTGACATACAAGGTAGCGGGCAGATGATGAGTAAAGAAATGCTTAGCAAGCTTGATATGATACGTGATGAGTACGGCAAACCTATACATGTTAACTCCGGTTACCGCACTGAAGCTCACAATGAGAAGGTTGGAGGAAAACCTGCATCATCTCATTTAAAAGGTTTAGCTGTAGATATAGCTTGCAGCGAGAGTAGAGAAAGATTTAATCTTATTGAATTATTTTTAAAACACGGTATAAATAGAATTGGTATTGCCAAGAATTTTATACACATAGATATTGATACGGACAAAGCTCCAAATGTTATTTGGACTTATTAAATAATAAATATGTTTAAGAATAAAGAGTTAAGAGGGTATGTAGGCGCAGCAACAGTGTTTGCTATGGTAATGGGTTTGTTATTGTTTCTAGCTTTTAAAGAAATACCAGAGACAAATAACGATATATTTAAAGTGATTGTAGGTATGCTCGTCGGAAGTTTATCAGTCGTCATATACACTTTCATAGGTAAGAATCCTGAAGAGTTAGAGTCTTTAAAAGCAAGGAACGAGGCGTTAGAAGATAAAGTAGCTGGCATGGTTGTAGAAAAAGATAAACTTGAAAAGCTACTTAGAGAAACACAGACTGAAGTGATTGACAAGCTTGCTGTGTCAGGTGAAAACTTTATATTTAAAAATAAAATAGGAACAAAATAAAATGGGCGTACCATACCCAACAGTTCCTAATAAAGAAAGGGCCCTCGAAAGAGAGCCCTTTTTTTTTATCCGTCACACGCGGCGCAGTCTGGATCCATAGCTTGTTGAGCAATATCTCCTCGCAGCACCGACTCAGTGCGCATGTAATACAATGTCTTGATACCTTTCTTCCAAGCATCCATGTGAACCTGATTAATCCACTTTGGCGTAGCTTCAGAAGGAAAAGCTAAGTTTAAACTTACAGCTTGATCTATGTACTGCTGACGTATGCCAGCTTGATTTACAAGCTCTAATTGATTTATTTCTTTAAAGGTTTTAAATACATCTTTAACTTTATCAAAGCCTGTTAGATCTAACGATTCATGTTCAGACAAACGTACTAGCCTACTGTTAACATAGCCCCAATCATCTAGCTCTTTAATATCTTGAACACTTCCACCGTCAGCCATGATTTTATCCCATGTTTCTTTTGTATTAATACTAGCTTTACGTAATACTTTTTCTAGTTCTTTGTTTTTCCTAATGAACGTACCCTTCGCGCTTTGTTCAGTGAAAACATTAGCGGCCCAAGGCTCAATGCCAGGACTAACATTACCGGCAAGCTTACTATTACTGACAGTAGGAGCAACAGCCCTAAGATGAGTGTTACGAAAGCCAGTGCCACGACACCAAAGAGATTCACCATAAACCTCAGCCAATGCTCTTGACGCTCGTTCAGATTCAATTTTAATTTGGCTAAATATACGTCTTGTTTGGAACTGTGCTTGTAATCCTTCAAAGGGTATACCGTTTTGCTGCAAGTACGTATGCCAACCAAGGACTCCCAAGCCAAGTGCTCTGCCTTTCTCAGCAAACCGTACAGAGTTTCCAAAACCTTTAAGCCCCTTAGCTTTTTGAATAAACTCCTCCAACACTCCATCAAGAAACCATATAGCATCGTGTATAAGGTTTGTATTTTTCCACTCTTCATATTTAGTAAGGTTTAAACTACTTAAGCAACAAACAAAACTATGTGACTCATCTGTATGCAATACAATCTCACTACAGATATTAGTCATATGTACTTTTAAAGCGTTGTCTTTGTAAGCTGCTGGATTTGCTTTGTTAGTATTTCCTTTAAACAATATATACGGTTCTCCAGTTGACTTTCGCTTTCTAAGTAATTTACTCCATCTGCTTCTAGCTTCCGCATCGCCTTGTTCAAGACGACGCATAAACTTGTCACCAACAACTGCGCATTGATGTAAGTTAAGCGATTGTCTGTTGACATCGCCTTTAGGTTCTCGTATTTCAAGCCACTCGTCAAAATCGTCGTGCTCAATGTTGATATTGACGCTAGCAGCTCCGCGTCTAACTGATCCTTGATTTGTAGCAAGTATTGTTGAATCGTATATCTTGCAGAAGGGTACGACTCCGTCTGATGTTCCATTGCCTGTTATTGTTGCGCCGGCGGGTCTAATCATATTTATACCAATGCCAACTCCGCCGCCGTGCTTTGCGAGCAACATCATCTCTAAATTTTTTGTACCAATATCGTTTATACTATCTCCAACATCAATACCAAAACAACTAATAGGTAGACCACGATCAGTGCCTGTATTAGATAATACTGGTGAAGCTAAGCACAACCAACCTTTCCATATATAATCAAAGAAAGTATCTGTCAGTTCTGGCTTATACAAACGCTTAGCAATTGTACTAGCTACACGCATGTAAGCGTCACGTGGTGTTTCCCATGGTAATAAGTAACCTCCTGCTATAGTCTTTTTATATACATCAGTGTCTCCCCAAGCAGGATAGTCGACACCTTTTTTCCATTCATTATTCCACATCATTTAAAAAATAGTAGCGCGTAGGCTATCATTACATTTAAGTTTACTATTACTAAGTTCCATTGCTTTGCAACCCAAACCTGTGGCGTACAAAACAAACCAGCTAAAAAATATATTACTACACCTGGTGTATCAGGTAACATATGAGGAGCAGTCACAAAAAAACCAGTCCCCATATAACCTAATCTATTAGCTAGTCTTTCCGTCGGTGTCAGACGACGCTCCATCACTAGGCTCTTCAGCCACTTTCTCTTTAATTTGCTCGATAGCTTGTTCATAGCCTGGTATTAATTTTAAAGTTTCATGTGTGCCATAAGATAAAGTTTTCATCGCTGATATTTCGCCAAGTAACAACTCAACTATTCTACCAAGAGACTCTATCTTTTTTTGCATTTCAATTAATTTACTCTCTTTCATATTTATAAAACATTACTACAACTATACGTTGATCTTTATATTCATTAGGATATTTACTATGAAAATAATTACAAGGATAAGATAATAATCTGTTATCTTTATAACCTATAACTGAATTTAATTTCCATTTAGATTTATTATTTGCGTCTTCAGTAAGCATGCGATTAAATTCTTCTGGACTTGATTCGTTGTAAGTATGACCATAGTTTTCATGTTCCCAAAAAGCTGTGCCGTTTAATTTATCTTCATTGGCTTTCACATATAATACTATCGCTCTGTCTGGTTGTTGTTCTTCTATTATAGTATCATTATGTATACGCCACTTATTGTCTTGACCTTGCTTAGCCTCTCTAGCAAAGCACAATATACTTTTAACATCTCTATTTTCTAACTTTTCTAAAGATCTTTCTATGTAATGCGTTAGTTCTGATGGAAGTTCTTTAACCCAAAAAGATTTGCCTGGAGTTTTTACTTCTTTAAACTCATCGCAAAAGTTTACGAGTTCTTTATAAAGAGGTAATGGTAAAAAGTCGTCTTTAATATATATCATCGATATCTTCTTTGTCTAGTAGTCTACCAAATATCTTCGAAGTCTTCGCCTTCGTTAGCCTTTGAGTAATCAGTTGGACGAATAGCAAAGAAATCTGTATGAGTATGACCACCGGTAAGATGATAAAACCAATCAAGGTTATCAGCCGCTTTAGTGTTGACTTCAAAGAAGGCTCGGTAGCCAAGTTCTTGTAGTTTTTCATTTGTTCTTTTTCTTATAAACTCCTTAAGATTAGATGCCTTTAAATTTTCTATATCACCCATCTCAAACATCTTGTCAATATATTTTTCTTCTAACTCTACCATAGTCTTAGCAGCTTCTAATATATCCTCTTGACAATCCTGTAATAAACTAGGTGTTTCATTACACATATCACGAAACAGTTTGCAACCCATTTTACTATGTAATGATTCATCTCTTACACTCCATTTCATCTGTTGTCCTATACCTTTCAGTAAGTTTCTTAATTGAAAACTATAGAGCACAGCAAACGCAGAGTATAAACTAACCCCTTCAGCAAAAGCACTAAAGACAGCAAGAGACTTACCAATACCAATAGGATCGGTGCCGCTATAACTAACCAGATTGTCAAACCTTCCAGCAGTCGCTGGCTCGTGTAAAAAAGCTTCATAATCTTCAAGACCTAATGTTTCATTTAAATAACTATAAGCGACAGCATGTATTGTTTCTTGCGAACCAAACATCATTGCCATCTGCTGTATCTCGTGTTTAGGAAACCACGACACGACCTTCTGGGTCCAGTAGTCTGAAACGGCACACTCTGTCTGTGCAAAACCGAGTAGTATGTTTCCAACCAGATTCTTTTCTTTATCATTTAATTTTTCTTTCCAATCTTTAATGTCGCCTTGCATAGGTATTTCAGTATGTAACCAAAATGCCTGCGCTTGCTTTAACCAACCTTCAGTATAATACTCAGGGTACTCAAACGGTTTGTACGCTATGCGCTCATTAAACAATCCCATTATTTAAACACTTCATATGCCACATCGAAAAATGGCAAGTAAAATACATACGCTGTTTGTTTAGGTTCTTCGTATGTTCTCATACCGAATAATATACCTGGGTAAAACCCAAATGATAATGACCAAGTCTTATCGACCTTGTCCCCTGTATTGTTTGACATAATTTTTACTTTGTTTATTATTACTATGTTTTGTTTTAGCGTGAACACCTGGTCTACGCACTTTTGATTTTTCTTTATATGCAAATAAATTTAATTTAGCCATACACTTTTATGTTGTGTTTATTGTGTTGTTCAATTAGATCTTTATACTTTAAAAAACCACGTTGATCAACTGACCATTTAATAAACTTATCGATCTGTCTCTCTGCATACTTACGTCTCGCTACGTCCTTTGCTTTTCTAGGATTAGCTGTATTGTTCTGTCGCATTCTGCTTGATTTTGTGGTTTGTATAACACAGTGTCAGGGAACTGCTTTGTTACTAATAGCTTAAATAATTTCCATCTCATTGGAAAAGATTCGTTGGCTCTACCTTTTGTTTCAATAATAAATCCATCACCAATAAAATCAGGTGTATATTTAATAGGTAGTATACGCTTAGAACCTCTGTTCTTATAATCACCTTTACCGTTTGCTTGGCGAGCATAACACTCGTTTGGAAAATGAAAGCCATTCATTAGTACAAATGTTTCTCCTTCGTATTTGGCTCTGATCTTTGCTTTTTTTAAAGCCATATACATATAACGTTCAAGACCCGAGGCAAAGTTGATACCATCATATGATATCTTCTTTGCCTGTACTGGCCCTCGTTTTTTACGCTTATACTTTTTGCGTATCATAATGTAAACCTTCGTTACCGTTTTGACCTATGATATCTATTCGGCGTAACATTGCCTCTTCAATTTCATCAGTCAAGCATCGTCGCGCTGCTTCAATATAAAGTAACGCATCCATTATTTCTTCTTGAACATCAACTAAGAAACGATCTAAGTCTTTAACCTGACCTTCAATCTCTTCCATCATTGTAGCACCATATTTTTCTTGGCCTATAATACTACGTTCGTCCATCTTCCTTAGTACTGCCTGTACTATCTTGTCTTTAGTTTTAATCTGCATCTTTTACAAATGTTCCGTTTACCATAGCTCCAGTTCTATTGCTGATCTCATCGTAAGCGCTGCTGATGCAATGCTCAACGTCAAACCCACCGAGATGGGAAAGATTGGTAAGTACAACAATACAATCGCCAATAGCATCAACAAACTCATCTTTATCGTTTTTAAGAATTGCTTTTCCGAGCTCTCCGACTTCTTCCATAAGTTTAACAAACTGTGTTTTAGTATCTCCACTATCATATATACCTCGTTTATCAGCCCAGTCACGAATACTATCAAAGACAGTTGCGTCTATACTTTCAGAGCCTGGTTCAGCTAAGAAAGCTTCGTAATAAGCTTTGTTATAAATGTAACATCTCTCGTTATTATACATAGACGTCTTTGCATTATGTATAATCCATGGTATTGTAGTTGAATTGATTTCGAATTTACCGTGTAGAGTTTTCCAGCTTAGCCCAATGTTATCCATCAGATGCCCTTTAAGTTTGTTAGCTGGACACGGAAAGGTTGACGTTTGTTCAGTAGCGTTTATATTCATATTTGATTTAAATAAATTTTTATATAATTTTCTGTCGACCTTATAGCCATAAGACTTTTGAAGTTCTATTTCGCGGTCTGATATAAAATCTATATCGTCTGACTGCTCAAGAACTTCGTATTCACCCTCCTTATAGCCTTGCATAAGGGTTACTCGGGTATTAAGATTACGTGTAACACCTATCTTTTTACCTGGTATGTGGTATAAATAATACATTTAAATTATATTTTATCGTTATACAAATGTAAGTTATGCGCATGATGGTAGTATGTACCAACAGGCAAATTTAATCTCTCTGCAACCATTTCTTGCAATGATGCAAACTGATATTGATCGTTACAGAAACCGTACCAGAGATCATTAGAACGCATATAGACAGACATATACAGCTTGCCTTGTACTATTGTAAACTGTACTGCGTAAGTACACGGCGTGTCATGAGCATACTGATGTATTGTTTTGCCGTCATATATACTAATTGCAGCTTGTCTGGTTTCATTGTTTTGCTTTAATATGTTAATAACATTTTCAAGCTGATTATTTCTTTTCCACTGATAACCATAATTAGAGTTTACCTCTCCGTTCTCGTCTGCCATGCGTAGCCATATCGGTGGTATTTTACCATATATTTTACCTAGCGTACTAACGCGCGGGTCACCAGACAAATACCAGTCCCACTCTGCAGCTGCATAAGCTTGGTTCCAATTACGTTCTTTATTTGTAATTACTTTGTTAGTAGGATTTTCTATTGTAAACCCTATATTAAATAAAGCTTTGGTACCTGCAAACTCAACACCATTTGTAATGATCTCGTTGTGAAAGTACTCATAAGCTTCATTTGCTGTCTCGAAAGTATTTCTCATAATAATATCTATAATATTCATAGATCTTCTCCCATATAATATCTTTACCATATATATGAGGCGATCGATTTGTTTTATTGTTTACTGTTATATCAATATACCATTCACCAGGCTTTTTAGCAAACGGCGCTATTTTTATACCATTACTAATACACCAGTTAATAGCTTTATGATCTAGCTCTGTAGTTTCATATGTACCCATATTCCACTCGGATTTTCTTTTAGGCTTCCAATACGGAGGCATTATTCCCAGGGCATTTTTTCACCTTCTGCCATACCAGGCAGAACATGAGGTATAAAACGACCTGATTTATGTTCCCATTTAAAATGTGCCTCAGCTCCGTTCTCACCTAAGTTTTGAAATTTTACTTTCAATACTTTAGCTTTAACAGTTTTAGCATCATAATCTCTATGTACTAGTATACCATGGTAACTAGCATCATACCATTCGCCACCACCTTTTATGTTATACATAGTTGGCTCTTCAATTTTGCCATTACTATCTTTATACATTTTAGTTGGGTGAGCTACAATAAACGTAAGCACATCATACTTCTTACAAAACATTTCTATCTTAGTTAGATACTCCATTGTGTATCTGTTTACATCTTCTGTTTTGCAGTCAACATCTCTGATCTTATTGAATGGATCAATGACTAAGCATTTAATACCCTTACGTTTAACAAGCTCGGCACCTTTACGTAGCACTGATTCAAGACTATACTTATCCATATCAATGAAGAAGTAATTATCATTAACATGTTCTGATACCTCTTTCCACTTATTGCCACCAATGTCTGAACGCGTAGGCATATCGCCCCACGTCTTACGCATTAGTTTATGGGCATGTAAATAAGTTGGCGCATTTTCTGGACTAGCAAACGCTGTCTTCCAACCATAGTTCGCGTTATATCCAACGACCATTTGATCGACAAAGTCACTCTTGCCGGAACTAGGAATACCAGTAACAGTAATAAACTGACCAGTGTAAGTTGAAAAGATATCATCAAAATTCTGAAGGCCGATTTGGTAACCGGGCTTGAAACCATTTTTAACGAAGTCAGTAACTTCATCTTCAATGTCTTTGAAAGTTGTGACGTTTTCAAGGGGTACTGGTCTGGCTTTGGTAATACGCTCTGCCAGTTTTTCTTTTCCATATTTTAATAAATATTCATTAGCATCTTTACAGTCTTCAAAGGTTACTAAGAAACATACTTCAGCACCGAGCCTACGTATAAGCTCTTGCTGTAGCATTTGACCAGCATCATCTTGATCAACTGCAAGTATTACTTTTTCTTTATCTTCAAAGTAATCAATACAATTATCTAGATAATCTAGGTTATTGTTTCCAAGTGTTGCTCCGTTAGGAACTGATATAGTATTTTTAACACCAGCTTCATGTAAAGCTAACACGTCCATTTCACCTTCGGTAATTATACACGTGTCATAGCCTACAATACTATTGATATTGTAAAATACTTTTTCAGCACCTTTGTATAACTTAAAGTTTTTACGACCGTCTCTGTATTTAACATTAATAAGTTGATCGCCCATAAAGTAATTAAACTTTATAGTATTCTCGGTCTTACCGGTTTGTGGCATATACTCAGGACCCTCACTGATTTTTAAGTCAATGAGAGTCTGAGCTGATATACCTCTTGTTTTAAACCACTCAGCTACTTTAGTTTGTGGTATGTTCCACTCATCAGCCGGAGGCGATGTTGGTCTTACATACTCTTTCTCACTAGCACCTTTACGTTGGTACGTATGCAACTGAAATGATGTACTACAATTGTGACAAGTACCGAGACCCCGTTCCCAATCATACGAAGCACACTGTGCTTTCTGATTTTTGGGTTGCCTATCGTGTGAACATAAGGGGCAGATACCCTGCGTCTTACCTTCTTTTAGGCCATATTGATTGAACTCGTCAATCAAGAATCCATTGATCTCTATTGTCTGCATTTAATTAAAATGGTAAATCATCGTCGGCCTGAGCGACCGCAGCTTGTTGTACAGGTGCAGGCCCACCATCTCGAGGCGCAGCCGCAACGTTGTCTCCGTTTGTCCATACTACTTTTACATTTCCTAGATAAACTTTATCTTGTTTAGCATCACGCTCGTCCTTAGTTTGCTGTACAATAACAGGACCATTGTTGCCAAACTGATCTGGCTCATCATTGATTGTAATAGTAATAGGTAAGTATTTACCTTTTTTACCTTCGATAATTTTATCTTTAGGTATTTTAGTAAGATCAATACTAGTTGCTATAATACTAGCCATTACACATAAGAATTTAATTGATTAAACATACGCTGCAGCTGATCTTTAGTTGCGTTAGAGTTACGACGTAAGTTGTCTACAGCTTTAACATGGGTTTGGTTCGTGTAAAAGTTATTTACATTTGTTTCAATACCTGATACTGAACATACTTTAGTTTGAGTTTTTCTTGCTCTTGCCATATTAATTGGTTTAAAGGGTTTTATTAATAAAATATTGTGAAGGATCAAAACCTTCTTGCTTATAAAACAAATCATAAGCATCATTTGCTCTTTCAACTTTATCAGAGCCACGCTCGTAAAAGCCTGTTGAGCAATCAAATAATCCGATCTGATGTGTTTCTTTATCTATAACAATAAATAGCATTTCATAACCGAACAGTTTACTATATATGTACGCTTGACTGTCGTAATTGTACATACGTGCACTATTTTGAAACTTGTTTATGTTAGCTGTAGTCTTTAAATCAATCACTAATTTTTCATCATGATTAACTATGTCAGCTTTACCTTTCCATTTGTTAGTTCCAAGTTGTGTTATTGCAGGCACTTCGTATTCTACGTTTTCTCCACGTATAAGACCTTCGCAAACCTCGTTGCTTAACATTTTATCTGTCATCAATTCGATCTTATCTACCTCGTGTTGTAATAAACATAGTTCACCGCCTGATATCTCTTTGTAAGCCTTGGTGTTCCTAGTTGATGATTCAACTACTTTATACTTTTTCAGTTTATCTGGTTCAAGTATTGCGGTGTGAAAATATCCACCAACTAAGAACGCTGCTGAAGGCTTCGAAGGTTGACCGTAACCTAGAGGGTTAGTTAAAAGAGCTGATATGTCGCTATTACTAAGATAACGTCTACCAAATTCCCCGTAATAATCCTCATCATTGCGCAGTTTGTTTACTATTTGTTTTTGTTCCATGAACTTCTGCTATTTTTAATTTAGCCAACGCCTCTTGGCTTACTTTATACTTTTTAGTTATAGCAGTTATATCACCGCCTGACTTTAAGTATTCAGTTGCCTTTGTAAACGCTTGCGTGTTTACTGATAATGATGGTTTAACATCTTTAGTTGTTTTACCGTGATTGTTTGTGGCATCACTATCTTGTGTGTCATCGATAAGAAATAAATTACCTAATGCATACTTCTTACCGTAGCTTGAAGCTGAACCGTATCGTTGAGGCATTTGCATACCTTTCTGATCAAGATCAACACCTACGACTGCAGTAGCAGTTATAGTGTCAGTCCCGTCAGTTACAGTAGCTGTGCTTTGTAGTACTGCCGTGTCAACTAATTCTTCATTAATTGTAACAGTAACACCTAACTCCTTAACAAAGGGTTTAATAGCTTCGAGAATGTCTTCGGCTGATCTGAAGTAATATTTGCCGAATGAATTAAATCTAGATTTTTTAGATTTAAACTTAGTTTGTATTGTTGCTAACTTTTCGTTTAACGTCATAAAGTTTTGGTATTTGGTATACTTATATAATTACATATAAATATACTGTTTTACATCACTAACTTACAGATAGTCAATCACTTGCGAGTGATCGACGTTATCAATTAATTTTTGTACAGCTTGCTTTTTTAGCTCACTTATACGCACGTAATTACTAACGCCATCTATCTTTAATTTAGCTGCGATTTCTTTAGCCGTATGCTTATCGCAGTCAAGTCCGTAGCTTAATCGTAACACCTCATATTCTTTTGTACTTAAGTGTTTTAACAATAAGCTTTTCAAATAACTGTTTAGCAAAGCAATGTTATATGGCTCTGACTTATCTGCTATTTGATGTATCATTTGCTCTCCTTCGTCGTTGGTTGGTTGAGCATCTATAGATAAAAACATAGAGTTAAAAAACATTTCAACCATCTTTTTATCTTTAGGATTTTTACGTATTTCATTTATTTTATGCTCTGGAATACGTATGTCACCTCTGTGCATGTCAATACGTCTACGTATAGCACCTTTAACACGTTTGCTAAAAAATGATTTTAAAGTTTTTTCAATATCTTCAGATTCATTTAGTTTTTCCCATGTTAATTTATCAACAGCTTTAACTAAACCCTCAGCTCCAATTTGTATTAAGTCATTTATACTTAAAACGCCTGATGCTTGTTGAGTTGTTGAAAACTTACGTGCTAAATTTTCTACAAGAGGTAGAAATTTTACAATAAGTTCTTTTCTAGTATATTTATCGTAAAATTTTACTTCAGGCATAGACTTTTTAAGATCTTCTTTATACCTTATATAATTTTGTATGTTGTACTTTTTCATACTAATTCTTCTACTACTCCTATTACTTCGCTTGCGATCAATAACATAGCCGCTGCTTCAATGTTAATAAAAATGAGACAATAGCCTCCTACTCTTATAACACTCTTTGTCATACTAGCCCAAAAGTGTTTATCTGCATCTGGATATTTCATAATTGTGAATTTAAAAGTTCTTTTTCTTTCTTTAGTTCTTGCGTCATGTTTCTATAAATAGTGCGAGCTGAGCAATTAAAATAACTTGCTAGCTTTTTAACAGTTATAGTTTTTTTCATCTCATTTAATGCTAGCATAGCATCATAGATATCATCTGCAGCTACAGCTTTAGATCTACCTATAATGCTACCCACAATACTTAGTTTTTCACTAACCTCAAGACCACATGTATCGTTAAATATAACTTTACGTAGTTTGTTTTTTGGCGGATATTCTAAGTCGTACATGCTAACATCATAAATAATGTTCTTAAACAATTGCTCTGATACATTAAATGTAACAAAACCATTAGCTTTATCTACTAAATGCATTGCAATATACTCAAACTTATCTTGATCAAGTTGAGGGTTTAAATACCACAACACAAGCAAATGCCATTTAAGAGATTTATAAGTTGTAATCTTAGCTCTAGTTCTAAACAATTCATAACACTCGTATGTACCGTTATGATACACCACGCCCCAGTCGTATACTTCATCTGGCTTGTCCGTTATTGGATCTCGCCTGTACACGATGCGGTTGTTATTCAGTAATTTTAAGTTTCTGTCTTGTGACATTAGCCTATTACTCCTTATTATTAGGGGCTGTTGTCACAGCCTCTTCAGGTTTTAAAGTACACACAATTATGTGTTCTTTTAAAAATTCTTCTTCTCTTAATTTAGTAAATAACTCTTTTGTTTTTCCCATTATTGTTAGGTTTTTGTTTCTTTTTCTGAAAACTTTTGATCTTATGCGCTATATTCATATAGTTTACGCTGATCATATGGTCGTATAATGATTTGCTCATTTTTGTTTGCTACTTTATATTTATCTTGTTCGTAATAATTCCAATAGGCAGTTATGCTACAGCCAGGTACTTTGTATTCGTCAGGCATACATTGAGGTGGTTCTGTAAACACCACAGAAGTGATACCATCAGGACAAAAGCGTAATGCATCTTTGCACTTATCTATAGTCATATGTATTTTACCATAGCGTTTTGTGTACTCTTGCCCTAATGCTATCATGTGCTCGTATAACCAATAATAATTTGGTCTGCTTTGTCTAACCCATATTGTTGACGGGTGGTTTAGATGCGCCTGCCTATAAGGTACATCATTAGGATTACCACACACATGATGAGCTGTGCAAAGCATTTGAGCTGATTCTAATATCATCTTTACTTTATGCTTGTCATAAAAATAACTAGCAGCCTTGTAAGGATCTCGATCTAGATAAAATATATTCATTCGTATAATTTATCCAACAAGATGTTTGCTACTTCTTCGCTAATCATATTCTCAGCATAAAGTTTCCATATTAATTTACTCATAATCGCGAATACATTTAAACAGCGGGTGACGATAATTACCTGCTTTAGTTCGTTCGAAATAAGTAAATGTAGCACGTTTGCCAATGTAGTCGTGTACATTATCTAGTATATTAGCTAGATCTTTGTAGTTGTAACCTTTACCTGGTGGACAACCGAACTCAATACCGTTGTCGTCCATCATAAAGAACTTGCCAAGTGTGCCAGTACGTTTACCTTTGCCAGCTTCATAACCTACAATTGTAGCTTCATCGTCGCTGAAGTCTTTGAATTTTTGTAGGTTGTAGCTGCGTTTTTGCTCGTAAGCACCATTGAGTCTTAGTATAGAACCTTCGTAACCTTGTTTTAGAAAGCCATCATAATGCATGTTAGCAGCTTCTTCATACTTGTTAACTCTGTGAGTTTCGACAGGTATAACTACATTTGACCACAAATCTTTATTTGACAATAGCCATTTAAGTCTAGCTTCATAACCAATAAACGGAACAATATAGTCATACACGTGGTATTGTATAAGATGTTGCGCGTTTAAACGATCCTCGTCAGTTGGTTTTTGTTTTCTGACTAATGATATGATTTGCTCGAAATCGTCTCTTAGAGCATGATTATATAGTTCACCATCAAGCTGCGCATCTGGGTTTAAGTTAAAAAACCCCGCAAGTCGTAACTCAATGTGTCGTAGGTTATGGAATTGTTTACCCGTACGTGAGTAAGCTCCATCTTTTGTAAAGATACAACGCACGCCGTCAAGCTTAGGTTGTATAAATACAGGCTCAGTAAAGTCAATTTTTTTATCATTAACTTTATGAGCTAACATAGGTTTTATCATAATTTTCTTATTATATTTTCTAATTTACTAATTTTATTTTTGATTATAGCAGCTTTCTCGTATTCTTCAGTATCTTCATACTGTGACATTAGCGTCATAAGTCTAGCGATTTCAGCCACAATCATCTGTTCGTCTGTAGCAGCAGGTAGAGAAGATACTTCAAATTCGTCAGAGTTAAACATCTTTTCGACGATAGCACTTGCTACCTTTTCTGCTAAATAATCTAGTTCTTTTTTAGTCATACAAAGTTTTTATTGTTATACAACTCCATCTCATTCCATCTTTTTTCGCCGTTAGCAAAGTCAGTATACTCATAATCAGACATGTAACGTGATATTACTTTTTCAGGCGTTAGTACAAATACATTTTCACTGTTGTAATTGTCATAACAACTGATAAAAACACCTATCTTTTTACCTGACCAAATAATATAAGTATATTGGTGATCTATCATGTCTGGTGATGGATATAAGTAGCAACTGTCATAGTACATGTCGTGAACTAGCTTAGCTGCCATCGCACTACCGTCTTGTCTGCCGTTAGCGTGCAACCAATTAGCTATTTGTACACCCTGAAACTCAGGATAACCATCATGGTGTAAGTACATGTTTACATAGCTATTGTCAGTAAAGTTACTAGGATCAGCCGCAAAGCCTTCCTTGTGCTTTTTCGCATGCTTGCGATCAACAATCATTGTTAAGTTTCTTGTTGCCATATTATTTAAATTTAGCTGCGACTTCTTTTATCTCTGCTTTGTCATCGCTGTCAAGCCCAGGTGTTTGCTGAGCGTACATACGTAGTACATAGTGTACAAAAATGCAATCGTTCTCTGTTAGTTTAATTGTTTTCATAATCCTGATTTATTTAAGAAGTATTTGTATACTTCTGGTATATGTTTTTTGTAATAAGGTTGTTCTTGCGCAACCCAACGCTTAAGGCTTTGCTTGTCCATAAACGGACCACACATATCAAATGTAGGTTCTATATCGTCAATAAAACAACCCACTGTCCAACCTTCCCATATATGCTTATCTCTGTTGATAGTCATTTTGTTCTAGTATTTCTTCAATATCATTTTCGTAATCTACGATAACCTTACCTAGCTCTAAAAAATGCTGTAAAGCTCTTACCTCGTAATTGCTTAGATCGTTTACTTCACGATCTTCGATTGCATTTAAACAATCTTGCATGTCGTTTACCGTGTTTTCAAACCGGCAATAACTCATGTTAGGCATAATAATTAATTTTAAAGTTAGTGGACGTACAAGAATCGAACTTGTATTAACCATTACGTCCTGTGTTGCTAGTCTAGCAAAGTCATATATGCTTCAGGGTTTGCTACTCTAAACCAGTCAAGACCTCTTCTGTGATCTTTCATTAGCTTTTCTGATTTGTAACCTGTACGCTCAAGCGTCATAGTTAAACCCATAATTAAGTCATACATCGCAACTTCATTAGGCGATAACAACTCTGATTGACCTGAAAACGGGTTAGTTACCGTTTCCCATTTAGTATATATAGCGCCATCATACCACTTTGGTAATGGTTTTTGGCCTGTATCATTCTTCTTCCCACTCATATCCGTCGTCGATTAGCTTTTCAATTAGTTCTTGTTTTTTATCATTGTAGTACTCTTCATACACATTGTGCACAACTTCTTGAAACTCATAGTTATCATCGTTGAGTTCTTGAAAGTAAATAGTCAAACCATCTGTCATAGCGTCAGCCATTTTTTCAAGCCAATCATTTTCATAGTAGTATATATCTTCATTAATTGATGGTCGTTGATCATCATCTGTTGCAACCCACACTTCATAACCATCAGAAGTTGTCTCTGTGTAAAACATCATGTCAGGATTTTTAGCCCAACCATCAGTAAGTTCAAAGTCAAAATGGTCTTTAATACGCTCAAGCATGATATCTGGATTAGTGTCATCAGCTTCAATAACGTTGTCTTCTGCTAGTAGTTGTTGCACAAGCTCTTCGTCTAGTTTTAATTTATTATCTGTCATTGTTATTCCATTTAATGTAATTGTCATCTAAGTCTATAATAGTTTTTTAGTATATATTTTAGAATATAGTTTAGTCTAGATTCTTCATTGTATATCATAATGCGTTTTTTATTTTTACCTTCGTAAAACTTACCGTCCCATCCAACTGCCTTATAGTCAACGTCATACGTCTTGTTTATCTGGTACATTGAGTGGCAGTTTCTATCAATACGAACATAACCTCTTCTGTAAGAATAAAATCTCACTGGTTTTCTACGTACTTTAAACGGAGTTTCAAAAGCTCTTGTACCATTAGCCTTCTGCCGCGAAGTCGTAATCTCGTTGATACCCAAGTATTTCATCAACGTAACTGTGTTTTCCATAATCTTTTTCTATTAAAGTTGCTATATAATTCCATGCATCGAAGTCTCTTAGTTGAGAATTCAATGTAGCTTGTAATTGCTCTTCGTCAAATATACTTGACACCTTGCCTTCTAGTTGAAGTCTGGTTTGAGCCATATCGATAGATAACTGATGCATATTTGCAAAAGCTTTATCGTGTGCTTGTAATTTAGTTGTATCAGTCATTGTCTTCAAATAAATGCTCGCACCACATTAGATCGTAGCTATTAAGGTTGTGTAAACTTGTATCAGAAAACGAATGCAATGAGCGTACATCGCCAATTGTTAAGTCGCTGATAAACTTAGTTTTGTCTAGTTTAGCAAATAAACTGCGTACCGCCGCGGAGTATTTACGGTCATTAGACTCAAGCTTTGCTTTGATGTCTGGTTTAAGCCGTTGTTTAAGTGTTTTAATTTCATTCATAATTGTATATATTATCCATTAGATAATGAATTTTGTTTGTAATACAGTGGACGTGGCAGGAATCGAACCTGCGTTAGTAATCATCGAGCCGAATCAAGTTCGCCTTTAATCATACCCTAACCATTTCACGCCCATAAGGCAGCAGTTACGGACTGGTAGTTAACTAGTATTGTCATTTATCCGCTCTTTCTGTTTCGCGTACTTCCAATCATAATCATTTCCGCTAACGTGACCAGTATGCCGCCGCCTTGCGCTTCACAACCCTACCAACTCAGGTAGTTCCTCGCGCTATGTAGTCTGCCGCTAACAGCAGCACCTTCCAACTACTTACGCCGCCAAGCTCTGTGCACACTCGCTGATACTTCTTGGCTGACGATTTGAATAGTATTGCCTGTCTTGTGCTCGATGATAGGTACATAGCTATAAGTTTGAGTGGTTGAACACTCGACACAAGTTTTGTAACCTAAGTCTATTCGCACTGGGTGCACAGATTTACCGCATCTACAATACATATTTGTTTGTTTTTGTTTATTATATTATCCAGTAGCTATTGTGTTTTGTTTGTAAACCACCTGTTGTATAGTATTTCAACAGTTTTAGCTGCTATAGCTTCTTGTGCTCGCAGGTAATCATCACCTTCAAGCTCATCAAAGCTAGTTCCGTCCATAGCCCACTCTGTATTAGAGATAATGCTATCGTCGATAGAATCAGCGATCCACGTCGCCATATCCTCTAGTTCTTTCATTTTGCTCATTATTTTGCTATTTGTTTTAGTTGTTCGACTGTATATTTACTACCTGTTTCGCGCCACATCTTGTGATGGGTGAACTTCCTAGCTTTTGGAAAACTAGATTTTTGACTGTGTTTTACTGAAAACCACTCTTTGTCAGTTAGTCCACCACATTCACCGTGATGCGCGAACTTGCGTCTATGCTCCGCAGCTCGAATTTGCTTTTGCTCTTCAACATAGTTGAGCAGATCTCTCATATTTTTAACTACCATGGCAGTTCGGTTTTTTCAATGTAAGTTAAACCTTTGTAGTTAAACCAGTGTGATTTACCTTCTTGTCCGGCTGCATTAGTGATAAAGCCAAATGATGGAGGTAGATCGCCGATATTATAGCCTTTATACTCAGTATCGCCAATTTTAGCTAGATGAGTGTCGTATTTTTTGTAGAATTTAATTGATTGCATAGTTTGTTATTTATTATATTATCCAAAGGATATTGTTATTTGTTTGTAATTTAATACATCTCTCCTACCCATGAAGATAGTTCTGAGTTAAATCTGTCGTAGTATTCACGCTCTATAGCTTCAATTTCAGCTTTAGTTATTTTAGAAATAACCTTACGATTACGTAAGCTTCTAGCTCTTTGGTATTTGTATAAGTCTCTTTTCATATTAATCGCCTTTGTATGTACCCATTGAGTTATAAAACGATTCAGCCGCTTTATTAGAAAGTTCACGTCTAGCTTCATATTCCGCTTTGTGATCAAGAAAGTAATCGATACGCTCTTTGATACCATCTTCTGTTTCTGCAGTTAGTCTAGCGATGTAGTATGGAAACTCATCGAAAGCTTCGCATGAATAACCACTTGCTGATTTACCAGTGTGAGTAGTCCACTCGTTGTAGTCATAATTTATATTTCTATAAGTTTTCATAGTAGTTATTTATTAAAGATGTTAGATATTCGTCATCATTTAGCTCTGACTCGTTTAAGTCATGAGCGTAAATGAATCTGATTAAAGATATTAAATCTCTTTGCATAGTTGTTTGTTTTAGAACATTCCAAAGTCAGCGTTTAAATCACCTGTTGCAAATTGAACTATTAAGCCAATAATGCCAAGTGATGCTAAGGTTATATAGCCATAAACGACTAGTTTTAGAATTGTGTAGTGATTGAATTTACGCATAATTATTTTATATTATTATCCATTAGTTGTTGTAATTTGTTTGTAAGTTCTTCACGTCTAGTTTTAGACTGTGGAGTGATGTTGAAATTAGCTTCAAACTCATTTATTAATTGTAGTTCATTGTATATTTTATCTATAGTCATAGCGAATTAGTTTGAGTATGATTCATCTCTTAATCTTTCTAGTTCAGTTATTTCTTTGTACACTTCTCGGTATTGAACCCATCTGTCATTGTCTTGAAGAAAATCTAGTTTTTTGTAAAGTTGTTGTATTTTATTAGTAATAGTCATAATTGTAATTTTAAAAAGTTAGTAGTAGTCACAGTGAGAATCGAACTCACATTAACCATTGTGACTTTAATCTGTTCAACATTGTTTATACTCGTGATGTACACATTTCAACGCGCGAGTTAAAATGAAGAAGTCAATTATATGACTTCAACATTTTGTACAACTTTGGGAATTGAAGTTGATGAAGTGTAAGATTTATATTTTTCCCAACAGTTTAGTTTATTTAAATTGTCTTTCATTAGTTCATAAACTTTGTCATGATTATATTTGAAAGTTTTTCCAGATTTGAAAGTAACTTCGATGATAGAGTTTTGACCGATTAGAGATTTTCGAATGACAAATCTTTTTGATTGAATTGAATTTTGCATAGTTATTATATTTAAAAGTTATTATTATTTATTAGTATTTGTTTATTATATTATCCAAGTTTAGTTTGGTTTTGTTTGTAATTAGATTTTAGAAACTGTGAATGAAGTTATTTTAGTAAAGTCAAAGTCAATTTGATTTAGAAATTGAATTAATTCATTGTCAATAGTATTAGTATTGTGAGTTATATAAAAAGGATCTGAATTAATAAGATTAAAAGTAAATTCAAACATAGTTATTTATTTTAAAGTTGTTTAAAGTTTATTAAGTTTTTAGTAAATAATTTATTTATATTTATATTTGAGTAATTATTTAGAATTATTAATTTTGAATTGTAAGAATTAATTTTAATAAATTTAAATGAAATAAAGTTATTAGATAATAATTGATAAGTTTTAGTTTTGAAATGATTATTTATTTTGTACATAGTAGTAATTTATTATATTATCCAATTAGTTATTAGTTTTGTTTGTAAAGTGTATATTTGTTTAGTATTTAAAAAATAGTTAGAGATATAACACTGAACTTCATTATCTATTAATTATTTTATTTAATTCAATATCTACAAGTTCAGATATTTCATCATTAGTTAAATGATTGTATTCTTGTATAAAATCAGTGAAGATATCTTCTCGTAGTGTATCAATGTCGTAAGTCATAAGTTTTATTTTTAATTACATTTATATTATCCAAATAGACTATTGTTTTGTCTGTAAAATATAAGTAATAGTATAATACATGTACAGAAAAAGTCAAACACTGGGGCGTAATATACTGAAAATCAAGGGTATATACGTAAAAACCTAGAGAAAAAGGGGGACCCGTAAAATATAAAATCGTTTTTGTAACAGACTGATAATCAGTACGATAGGGGGTAACACTATACCCCTATATATCTGACTTAATTTTTTGTGACACTAGCCTTATAAGTAGTATAGTA